GGCAAAGAGATTAGTTTAGAGTTAGAGGATGCAGATTTTAATCTGTTTTTTGACTTTTTTGGAACGATAGGGAAAAAATCATTCAGTAATATAGATCAATACCTTGACTTCAAGGAACAGCTTAACGCTACCAATATGCAACCAAAGGATAAGAAAGTTAATTAATATTAGATGAATAAAGAACATCTAAAAATTAAAGTATCTGATTTAAAGGCTAATCCTAAAAATCCAAAACAACACGACGACAAACTGATCAAAGATAGTATCCAAGATTTAGGTTTTGTGGACGATATTGTAATAGACGAAAAGAATGTTATCCTTGCAGGCCACGGCAGGTTAAAAGCATTAGAGGAATTAGGAACAAAAGAAATTGACGTTATTAGAATATCCGGGTGGACGCAAGAGTAAAAAGATAGATATTTATTATTGAGCAATAAGAGTGTAGAGAAAGGTGGTTGGGATTTTGAGATGCTGGCCCAGATAGATAAGGAATTATTAAAGCAGGTTGGATTTGAGAGCCAAGAATTAGACAAGATATTCAAGGATCTAAACAAGGACGATGACGAAGTGCCAGAAGTGCCGGAGAAACCAACAAGCAAATTGGGAGAGATATATCAGTTAGGGAAGCATAGGTTAGTTTGTGGGGATGCATTAAAAAGAGATGATGTGGAAAAGTTAATGAATGGAGTAAAAGCTAATATGGTATTTACTGATCCACCATACAACGTTGATTACGGAGTTTCAAAAAAACAGGGAAATAAAATTAGGAAAATAAAAAATGATAATCTTAGCGCAGATGACTGGGAGATATTTTGTAAGAGTTTGTATGAGATATTTAGACAATATAACAAAGGAGATATTTATATGTGGGGAGCTCCAGGCCCGGACGGAATGAAAATGAGATTATGGTTAACGGAAATTGGTTGTCATTGGTCTGCAACAATAATTTGGAAGAAACAACAATTAGTTTTATCGCCAGCAAAGTATCAAAGAATGTATGAGCCTTGTTTTTATGGATGGTTTGACCAGAGTTCATATTGTGGAAGTAGAAAAGAAACTGAAGTTTGGGAAATAGATAGACCATTAAATTCAAAATTACATCCTACAATGAAACCAGTTGAATTGTGTGAGAAAGCAATAACAAATAGCTCAAAGAGAGGAGATATAGTATTAGATGTATTTGGTGGTAGTGGATCAACGCTAATAGCTTGTGAACAGTTAGATAGAAAATGTTATATGATGGAATTAGATCCAAGATACACAGACGTGATAATATCTCGTTGGGAGAATTTTACTAAGTTAAAAGCAAAAAAACTATGACAGAAGAAGAAAATATTTGCGGAAGTGAAATAAGAGAAAAAACAAGGCGTGCTATTATTAAAAAATGCAAAGAAGATCCACTTGATAGGTTTAGAATATTAAATCGTAATGGTAAAATCATAGAAGTTTTTATTAAATGGGACGAAGTGGATACAGAGATTTTAAGCGTTAAGATATAAAATAAATAATTATGACAGAACAAGAAGAAGAAAAAAAAATTACTCCTGTAAATCCGAAAGAGTCCGAAAAAGACCCTATAATAATAAAGAAAGGAGATTATAGGGCATTCATTAAATTCTATTCTTTGCCGTCAATATATAGACAGGGGAAATATGGATATAGGACAGAACAAGACTTTGCTAAAAAGTATAATTTATGTCAGGACACTTTAACAGATTGGAAAAAGAGGAAAGAGTTTAACAATGATGTAGATATTCAATTAGCAAAATGGGGATCAGACAAGACCCCTGATGTTATTGCTGCGCTATACAGAACAATACTTAAGGATGGAAAGGCAAGTGAGGTAAAATTATGGCTTCAATACATTAAGAGATGGAAAGAGGGAATGATATTAGAGCAATCCATTGAAACAAAAGAAAATCCGTTAATAGATTTATTAGATAAATTAGATGAACCAACAAGAAACAGAGTTTTGGCACAACTCGAAGCTAACAGAACAGCAAGAGAACGAGGCAACATATAAATACAATTTATGTAGCTTGATTAAATATGAGATTTATAAATACCATAGGGAAGCGAATATAAATAATTGGAGATTAGGAACACTACATAAAGAGTGGAATGATTTATTACAATCAGGTTGTAATTTGGTCATAGAAGCACCAAGAGATCATTTAAAGAGTTTTTTCTTTAGTGAGTGTTATGCATTAGAGCAATGCCTCAATGATCCTGATATGAGCATTATTATATTAAGTGCTAGTGACGGACTTGCCAAGAGGATATTAGATCATATTAAGAAGTGGGCCAAAGCTCCACGATATAGACATTTATTAGCAGGAGCAGATATTGATAGTAGAAAGGAAATAAGATTTAGTAACGGTGCAACGATAGAGGTAGCAGGTTTTGGTAGTAAGATTAGGGGTGGTCATTTTAAATTGATTATATTAGATGATCCTATTGATAATCAAGTTATTTATAGTGAGGACTATAATAGAAAAACATTAGAAAGAATGTCAACAGAGATAATACCAATGGGAGAACCAAACACAAAATTTGTTATAGTAGGAACATTACAAATGGATGGAGATTTATATAGTGTAGATTGGAATAGTATTAAAATGTTAGGAAAGAGCCATTGGATACACAAGAGATATGATTCAATAGTAGATGCAGAAAAGCATATAACACTTTACCCGGAGAAATGGGATTGGGAAAGGTTAATGGGAAAGAAACAAGAGATCATTACTTTAACAGGTAGCGACAAGTGGTTTAACAAAGAATATCGCTGTATGCCGGTGAACATTAGTGGAGAGATAGTTAAGGTAAATGACATTCAAGGATATGATGTATTGCCAAGCGATTGCTGGGGATTGAACCAAGATGGCACAAAGAAAATAAACATAAACAATTACTGGGGTTGGGATGCTTCAGTAGGAAAAAATCCAGATAGTGGAGATTATACGGGAGGAGTACATTTTTACAGAAGTGAGAAAGGAGATATATTTATAGACAAGATAGTCAACAAGAGAATAGGATTTGACGATAGGTTAAAAGAGATAACAGCAAATGGTAAATTATACCCTGACGCTATAAGGATCGCGGTAGAGCAGAACACATTTCAATACGATAGCGTTCAGACATTAAAGATGAATACCAGTTTGCCAATAGTAGGAGTGCAGACAACAAAGAATAAGATAGAGAAGTTTAACGAAGTGTTGCCACCATTATTTGGAAACAGAAAGGTTTTTATTAAGAACGGGATTGAAAACAGACAAGAATTTATAAACCAGTTATTATCATTACCAAGAGGCAAATATGACGATATGGCCGATGCTCTATGTATAGGCATATCAGGGCTTCAACAGGTAGGAACGCCCGGAGTGACTTGGTTGTTTGATGACGACGATGACGATGGCGAATATTTAAAATAGAATTATGGAAACGAATAAATATAGAAAGGATAATTTAATGTTAAAATTAATTCAAATAGTTTTAGCATTATTAACAATAGCTTTATTGGTTTATTTTAATAGGTAAATATATGTATAGGTATCATACAAACAAAAGAATAGATATTAATGGCCGAACTTATAATGAGGGAGAGATTGTTATTAGTGAAACACCAATAGAGGGACTTAAAGATATAGACGCACCGATAATAATGGTTAGCGAAATACCAAAGAAAGATTTGGCAAAGATAAAGCCAACGATAGAAAAGAAAAGAAGCTATGATATTAAGGGTAAGATAGCAGATATTATAATACCTCACCACAACAGGCACGATCTATTAAAAAATACATTAGACGCGATACCATTAGACATATTTAATATATTTATAGTAGCAGGAGGAAGTTTTGCAAGGAACTGCAACTTGGGAGCAAAGCTAGCACAGACAGACAACTTAATATTTATGAATGATGACATAGAGCCAGATATAGGATTACTGATAGAAGCTTGCAAGAACAAGGCAGATATGGTTGGCTTTTCAGAGATATTTCCAAATCAAAACAACGTAGTCATTCACGGGATAGGTTGGGAGTTAAGAGAGAATGGAAGTATAGCTTCTAATTTAAGACGAGATCAGAGAGATGTTCACATCCCATCTGGTTTTTTGTTTAAAATGAAAAAGAATGCTTGGGATAAGTTAGGAGGATTTGATGAAAAGTTTAAGAACGGAGCAGAGGATGTTGATTTAGGGTTAAGGGCAAGAGAGATGGGTTTGAGTATTGAATACATTAGATCAGGAAACCCTGTCATACATCACCATATGCAATCAGAGGGCAGGTTAGATAAGGTTATAGATAATAAGACACGATTAAATAAGTTATGGCCAGAGGACAGAATAAAGAGAGCATTAGGATTAGATAAGAAACAAAAGAGAATACTTTTGACGAATATAAGAATGGAGCATTTCTCGGGAACAGAAACATTTACTTATACATTAGCAAAGGAATTAGAGGGTAGAGGATACAAGGTTGATGTATTTACATTTTACCCGGGAAAGGTATCAAAGGATTTATTTGAGATAACACCAAAGAATAAAGACAAGAGATTAAGAATGGATTATGATTATATTTTTATCAACCACAATAAGTGTTTAGAATACTTAAAAGATGTAAGGGGAATAAAAGTTTTAACCTGTCACGGAATATTTCCTGATTTAGAACAGCCAATACCTGGAGCTGATGTTTATGTTTCAATATCAGATGAAGTTAAAAATCACTTGAATGAATTAGGATATAGTTCAAAGATCATAAAGAACGGAATTGATTGTGAGTTATTTAAACCAACAAGCAAGATTAATAAGAAGCTGACAAACGTAGCATCAATATGTAAGGGAGTAAAAGCAAATGAAATTATTAAAGAAGCCTGCGAAAAAATAGGAGTTAATTTTAAAGCTATAAGGAACATTGAGAATAATAAGATTATTGAGGTTAAGAATGTAGAGGATTATATAAATGAAGCAGATTTGGTGGTTAGTTTAGGCAGAGGAGCATACGAGGCTATGGCTTGTGGCCGAGCAGTTATAGTGTTTGACAAGAGAGGCTATATGGACAAGATGATTGGGGATGGAATAATTACCAAAGACAATGTTAATGAGGCAGTTAAAAACAACTTCTCTGGCAGGAGATACGAGATTGAATTTGACGTTGATGGAATAGTAAATGAGTTAAAGAAGTATGATCAATCAATGGGAGAGATTAATAGAGAATACGCATTAAAGAATTTTAATATCAAGAAACAAATAGATAAGTATTTTAATCTATTAGATAAAAAGAACGATAACAACATTATGTTTGTAGGAAGTTCAACAACTGAATATGGGATAGCAAAGCAATTAGAGAAGCAGTTAGTAAAGAATGGATACAACATAGGATATGGTGGCAAAAAGATTTGTTACGCAAACGATCTAGGAAGTAAAGATCCGGCAGATGGAAGTATGATTATATTAGAGAACAGATCAACATTTCAGAGAGCATTAAAGAGCAATGCAGATCATTACTTCTGTAAAGAGAAAAGTTGCTTAAAATTCTTCCCAAAGAACACAACATATTTACCCTGTGCCATTGATGATAGTATTTTTAACAAACAGAGTTTAGACAGAGATATAGACATAGGATTTATAGGAAAGGAGATGTTCAGCTCAAGGACGAAGTTTATAAAGTTCTTGCAAGACGAATATGACAACAAGTTTTTAAAGAAAGAGGGCATATTTTTTGACAAGGTAGCAGAGTTTTATAACAGATGTAAGATAGTGCCAAATCAATGTCCGGCAGATGATACGAATATGAGATTGTTTGAGGTAACGGCTTGTGGCGCTTTATTGATTACGCCTTATGTTCCTTATTTAGAGGAACTATTTGATTTAGAAAAAGAATTAGTTATCTATAAGGATATGTATGATTTAAAAGAGAAGATAGATTATTATTTGGAACACGACAAGGAGAGAGAAAAGATTGCCAGGGCAGGACAGAGGAGAACATTAAAAAACCATACATACAAGAATAGAGTTAAAGAAATAATTAAAATAATAAAATGAAAATAGGAATAACAAGAATTAGAAATGAGGGATTGATTATCAAGGATACATTAGATCATTTCGGACAATGGTGCGATAAGATTTATGTTTACGATGATGCTTCAACAGATAACACACTAGAGATAGTTAAGGCACATCCAAAGGTAGTGGGAACTATTGAGAATAAGCAATGGTATCCAGAACCAAAGAAAAGAGATTGGGCCGAGCATACGAGCAGAGAAGCAATTTATAAGTTGGCTTCACAGAATGCTAATCACGACGATTGGTTTTGTTATTTTGACGCAGACGAGAGATTAGAATTTGATCCAGTAATTTTAGACAAGAAAGAACTCTATTATTTACGAATGAGATTATTTGATTTTTATATAACAGAGCAAGACAAGGACAGAAAATATAATGGGGATATAACAAAGTTAAGAGATTATTGTGGGCCAGAGTTTAGGGATATTATATTCTGGTTTAGAAAGAAAGCTCAACCAACTTGGTCTATTAAGTCAGAGAGAGAGCCAAAGTTAAGTGGACTTGGAGGATTAAAAGGATTGGTTAGACATTATGGCAAATCAATATCAATTCAACAATGGGAGGACACTTGCGAATATTATTCAAAACATAGAGGAGTATATTTTAAAAAATGGAACAATAGAAGTGGAAAAGCAATACACACAAAGTCAGATCCCGGGTCAGAGCTTGTTACTTGGGAGGATGTTAAAAAATTACATAAAGAATTATTAAAATGAACGTAGATAGTTTTGTTGTAGTGATTAGCAGAAAATACCCAATAGCAAAATGTTTAAAAGCAATAGCAAATGCGAATATACCACGCAAAGATTTGTATTTGCTTTTATATTTAGACACAAAGGATAGGTGGTTAATAGATTATTGTAAGAACTGGATAGATTATCACGGCCAGAAGTGGTTGTCAGCAGAAATGATAATAACAAACCAAGAGCCAATTAAGATAACAAGAATTGAGGATTATAAAAAGAGATGGAAAAGGATTATTGATAATATGCAGAGGATCATAACGCACGTTAACTTCAGCGATATAGTTTTTATAGTTGAGGATGACACGATAATACCAAAGCAGGCATTTAAGAAGCTATATAGGAGAATTAACAGAGATAAAGAGATAGGTTGTATTCAAGGAGTAGAGGCAATGAGGAACGCAGGGGATCACGGCCATTGTGGAGCTTGGAAAATGAGAGTTGACGCAAGAGGTAAGGTTAAAAACAAGATAGGGTTAGCAGCTAAAGAGAAAGGCATAGAGGAGATAGACGGAGGTGGTTATTATTGCTGGGCTTTCAGGAGAGAGGCAATGGAACAGATTAAGCTAAGGTCAACTTGGAACGGGTGGTGTGGCCCGGATTTATGGACTTGGTATGACATAGGAGCTAATGGTTGGAAAACATTAATTGATTGGAGTGTATGGTGTGTTCACATAGGATTTGATGACAAGGGAAAATTAAAAGAATATACCCCAATATCAACAAGGAATTGGTTTTATGATTATGAGAATGGAACAGATGATTCGCCAAAGGTAAACTTTAATTATGAAATGTAAAAATTGTGGAGGAACATTTATTAAAAAGATTAGTCGTCAGAAGTTTTGTTGTGATAGGTGTAGATCATTATATTGGTTTAGTCACAACAGGGAAAGATGGAATAATTATATGAAAGAGTGGAGTAGAAACAATAGAATAAAAAGGTTTGCAAACACGCTCAAGGACTTTAAACCAGATAAACAAGATTTTAACGACTTAAATAATTTTTGACAAAGAGGCTAAAATTTGTTATAATACGTTTATAACGCTAAATTATGAATATTCTCAAAAACATAAAACAATTCTTCTCAAAAGGAGAAATCAAAAACCAAATAACAAAAGCATTTGCTAATTTAGCTGGACTACCAACGTTAAGTGCTGGAGAATGGTCAGAAGAAAAGTATCTTGAAACATACGACAAGTCGTTAGATGTGTTTGCTTGTGTTAAAAAGATTTCAGCAAAAGTTGCTTCAATAGAATATAAGTTATTTAGAATTAAAAATTCAAAGGGTGAGCTTGAACAAATATTAGCGCACCCTCTTTTAGATCTATTAGCAAACCCAAGCCCATTTGTTAGTAAAGCAAAGTTAATTAAATTAAAAGCAATAAACGAATTACTAACAGGAGATGGATATTGGTATAAGGCAATGATTGGAAATACGGTAGCAGAGCTTTGGAACTTAAGGCCTGATTGGATTAGAATTATACCAAGCGCAACAGATTATATAAAAGAATATATTTATAGAATACCCGGACAGAAAGAATTACATTTTACACCAGAGGAGATTATTCATTTTAACGAGCCATCTCCATTAAAAGAGTTTGCAGATAGAACAGGGCAATCACCAATCAGACCAGCACAAGCAAGAGTGGACACTGAAGAATATGCCACGAAGTTTCAAAGGAATTTCTTTTTAAATAATGCACGCCTTGATGCAGTATTACAGTCAGATCAACCATTAAATAAGGATAGAATAGGAGAAATACGCGATCAATGGAGTAAAAAATACAAAGGAGTAGGAAAGAACTCAAAGATTGGTATTTTACAAAGTGGATTAAAATATGTTCAAATATCAACTGCTCAAAAGGATATGGACTATATATCAGGTCTTAAAGCGACAAGGGATGATATATTTATGGCCTTTGAAATGCCAAAGTCAGTTATAGGGATAGCAGAGGATGTTAATAGGGCCAATGCTGACGCAGCTATGGCAAGTTTTTTAACAGAGAACATTAAACCAAAGATGAGAGATTTTGTAGATACACTAAATCAATTCCTAGTTCCTCATTTTGGTAAAGGATTGATATTAGATTTTGTTGATCCATCACCAGAGAACGTAGAGGAAAAATTAAAGATATATGAGAATGCTTCAGATAATGGATGGATGACACCAAATGAAATTAGAGAGAAAGAGGGATTAATGCCATTGAAAATTGGTGGAGAAGAAACATTAGCAAGCAGTAAAATCAATTCAATAGTAGGTTTATCTATGTATATACCTCACAAAAGAACAGTTATATTAGGACAACCAGTTCAATCAGGTATCTTTGAGGGAAGAAAAGAATTGTTTAACGACATTAGGATTAAAGAATTAAAAGATAAAATTGGAAAGCAATATAAAAAGAAAGCATCAAAAGAAAAAAAAGAATTAGATGAGTTAAAACAAGAAAAGAGAAAGATAATATGGAGAACATATTTAGCAGATTTAGATCGCAGAAAGAATATATTACTGCCAGTTGTTAGAAAATTCTTAATAGATCAAGAGAAAAGATTGTTTAGAATTATAAACGAAAAGGATTATAAGTATGAAACTAATTATAAGAAGCATATTAAGAAAGCATTATTAGATTTTGATTGGGAAGTAGAGAATGAAAGATTAATGGCAGCAATTACACCATCAGAATTAAAGATATTAAAAATATCCGGCAACGCAGCATTAGCTAGGGTTGGTGTTGGTAAACCATTTATATCAGAGGGATTTATAGGAGTATGGTTACAAAACCAGATCAAAGTGGACTCTTCCTTAATAAACAAAACAACTAGAACAAAATTATCAAAACAATACTACGAAGCATTAGCCAAAGGAGAGGGAATCAATGAAATTAAAGATAGAGTTAAGGGAGTATATAAGATTAGAGGAGATGCAGAAGCTGTTAGGATAGCAAGAACTCAAACAGGAGCTATTATAAACGAAGCAAGCGTGGAAGCATACAAGCAAAGTGGAGTCGTGCCGAAGAAAGAATGGATTGCCACAATGGATGACAGGGTTAGACCAGAACACGCAGCAGCAGATGGACAAGTTGTAGATGTAGACAAACCATTTGAGGTTGGTGGACATTTAAAAAATGCTCCAGATGATATAAATTGTAGGTGCGCAGTTGGCCCATTTATAGAATAATAAAATTAATATAATATTATGGTTAAAAAAGATCTAATTTTTGAAGTAAAAGCATCTAACGATGACAACAGAACAATAGAGGGAGTGTTTTCAACTGCCGATGTTGATCGTTCTGGTGATCCTCCAATAGAACAGGAGAGCTGGAATTTAAAGAACTTTAAAAAGAATCCAGTAGTTCTATTTGCTCACGATAGCAGAAACATACCAATCGGAAAGGTTACTAAATTAAAGTTAGACGAGAAAGGAAATCTTGCAGGTAAGATTATGTTTGCAGTTGACGAGGGAGTAGGTATTTATGGAGATTTAATAAAAACAGTATACAACTTATATAAGGGTAAGTTTATGCGCGCATTTTCAGTAGGGTTTAAGCTGGGAGAAATAACAGATGATAAAAAAGGAATGAAATTAGTTAAGAATGAATTATTAGAAATATCTTGTGTTCCTGTCCCGGCCAATGCATTAGCTTTAGCAAAATCAAAAGGATTAGATTTAGAAGCCCTTGAGAAAGTAGACGAGATTGAGGAAACAATAGATTTCAAGAAAGACGCAGAAAGCAACGAGGATAGCACTGATGAGGGAGCAGAGGACACAGGGGATAATAATGAGGAAGCAGAGGAAAACACGCCAGAGGATGACACAGGCGACACAGGGGACGCCACAGACGACGAAAAATCATTTAACCTAATAGTAAATACAGAATTAAAGGAGATAAAAATAGAGGATCAAGACGGGAAAGAATTAGGTAAGGTAAATATCTCCAACGAAGTTAAAAATCTTTTATTTAAAGATAAACAGGTCGTGACCGAAAGCTCTAACGAGCAAAAGGAAAAATCGCCGAAGAAAGCGATAAAAACCTTAAACAAAATAATCCGAACGCTTCTCACAGAGAAGCAAAAGGTTAGAAGTAATTAGATATTTTTTATGTTCGTATTAAAAGATATTTTAGCCAAAGAACTCAAAGACCTTTCTGATGAAGAAAAAGCATTTTTAGCTGAACACGCCAGTGAATTAACTGACGAACAAGCTAAAAGTTTTGAAATCACCAAAGAAGTTGATGAGGGAATTGACACAAAGGGATTAGGGGAATTGATTAAACTTGAAGTAGATCAAAAAGTTAAATCAGTTGTAGATAAAATGGTTGCAGTTAAGAGAGGAGAAATCAATGTAGCCAGTGAAACATTGCCATCAAGTGGTAAATGGTCACAAAAGACAATGGATTGGTGTGTATCGTTGACGCAAGGAGATTTAATGCAAATGAAAGCATTAACAACTTCTTCTGGTGATACCCCAAAAGCAGGATATACTATTCCATCTGAATTATTTAACGAAATAATTAGATTAATAGAGGATGTATATGGTGTTGCTCGTAGAGAAATGAGATATTTACCTTTCAGCGGCCCAGGAAATACTAGAGATATTACCGCATTAGGTAGTTCTGTTTCTATGACTTGGACTGATGAAGCCATATCAAAGACAGCCACACAACCTGTATTCGTAAGAGTACAACAAACATTAAAGAAATTGGCTTGCATTATTCCTATGACAGAGGAATTGTTACAGGATACTGCAATCAACTTACCTGGCTTGTTAGCTGACTTAGTAGCTGAAGCAACTGCGCAAGAAGAAGATGAGCAATTCTTTGATGGTAATGGTGCGCCTTGGACTGGTATTTGTAATAACGGAAGTGTAACTCCTGTTGTTATGGCTGCTGCATTAGGATTTGCCGACATTACTGCTGAAAACTTACTAGATATGCAAGATGCAGGTTTAGTAGGTGCTCACAATGGAGCTAAATACTATATGCAAAGAACTATTTTCAGTTATGTTAGAAAATTGAGAGAAGATTCAATAGCTGCTGGAGATGGTCTAGGAGCATTCATTTACCAAAGGCCACAAGGAGAAATTCCTGCAACTATTTGGAATTATCCTTTTGAATTAGTAGAGGGAATGCCTGACAAAAATGATAACGCCATCAATAAGGGTTTTGTTATTTTTGGTAATCTTAAGCGTTATGCCATTTATGGAGACAAAGGTGGTATGCAGGTTAAGATTTTAACAGAAGCTACCATTACTGATACAGACAGACAGACCTCAATCAATCTTGGTCAACAGGATATGATTGCTTATAGGTTTGTGGAAAGGGTTGGTTATGTTTTACCAAAACCAACTGCCATTGTTGTTCTTAAGACATCAGGAACAATTAGCTAAAGAGATAGGATATGGGGTTGCAATAAGAGGCAACCCCTATATCCGAATAATAAGTTTGTATGAATTATAAAAATAAACAGTTTATAAATTATAAAACGCGTATGGGAGAAGTAAAAATAGAAAAAAAGGTCAGTTTCTATGATCCAATAGTTAACGCTTGCAGAGAAATTTCTGTTAGTAATGCTAAAAAGTATTTAGCTGGCGTAGAAAAAATTAAGAAACAACTAGATAAACTTAACAAATAATCTTTATGATTAGATTAAAAGATAAAGGCACATTCAAAAAGAGGTGGACTATTGAAAGATTTGCTTCACAGGCAGATTTTGAGAAAGGAAACTGCTATAAAAAAAGTGTTGTAAATCATAATGTTTTGGCTAATGGTGGTATTAACGAGCTATGGACGCTTGTTTGTGCAGCCACAGGCATTAGATTTGATAATACAAATGCTTATCTTATAACAGGAACAGGAGTCGGCGCTGCCGCAGCTGCTGATGTAGAGGGAACATTTACAGCAGGAGTAGCAAAGGGTATGGAAGCAGGTTATCCAACTTATGGAACTCTTCAAAAAGCAACTTGGAGAGCATTATTTGGAGCAGGCGATGCTAATCAGGCTTGGAATGAATTTGGAGTTATGAATGCATCAACAGGAGAACAATTATTAAATCGTCTTGTTTCTGCACAAGGAACTAAAACAGTAGGACAGGTTTGGCAATTAACATTCGACATTACATTATCATAGGTATAGATGAAATAGTTTGAAAATATATACTTAATAACTTTTAGATATGTCTACAATATTCAAAAATATAGTTAATCGTTTTAATACAACGATAAAAGCCGGGAGCAGTATCAATAATTCTGATGATCCTGTTACTTTTAATATTACAGACGATACAGGACTACCGTCAGAGCCATTTTATATAACAGTAGAACAATTAACAGACAATACTGTATATGAGAGAATGCTCGTTACGGGTGTATCAGGAGATGAATTAACAGCAACGCGTGCGCAAGACGGATCATCAAAACAAACATTCGCTGCCGGTGATCTAGTGCAGATAAGAGTTATAGCAGCTCATATTGACGAGCCAACAGATGCTATAAATATATTAGAGGACATAAAAGATTATGCTGATAGCCCAATGGTTATTGCCGGAGGAGTAATTTCAGATGGAACGAATGCAGGAACATTTAAAGTAACTGCTTTAACTGCTTTATTTAGAACAACAGATAGTATAACAGGAGAATTAGTTGAGTTAGCATTAGCAGAACAAGATAACCAAGCAATTACTGCTGCTGATACGACTTATTTTATTAGTTTAAATTATAATGATGGAGTAACACCAACAATTACTTTATCAACAACAAAACCTTATGGGCCAGACGCTGCCGATTATAGAAACATACCAATAGGAAAAGTAATGAAAGATGGAAGCGATAATGTTCATTATATTTCAGGTGGATTTAATTTTCAAGACGGAGTTGAGAAACTTCATCAAAGAGCATTAGAATTAAGAGCATTAGAATTACAAAGTGGCTCTACTATTGCTTATTCAGGAACAAATAATTTTACAATGGAATTAGGAGTGGCTTATGGTGGAATAAATAGAATTTCTTTTGCTCAATATGATAGTGCAGCAGTTCAATTTACAGGAGTTAGAGGAGATGGAGGAGCTGGTTGGACGGAAGCTCTATCAAATGTTATTGACTATGCTCACTATGATGATGGAGCAGGAGCATTAGGAAATATAGCAAACAACAAATATGGAGTTCATTGGGTTTATAGACACATAGACGATGGACACGTTTACGTCAGATTAGGACTTGATAGTTATTCTTTAGCTGGAGCAGAGGATGCACAAGAGCCAACAAAACCAACTCACTTGTCAGATTTTGGAGTTTTAATAGGAAAAATAATTGCTCCACAAGCAGGGGGAAGTTTTACTCTTATTCAAATGGTAACTGATATAATATTCACAGGAACGGCCGCTTCTGATCACGGAAATCTTACTGGATTAGCAGATGATGACCATACTCAATACGCTTTATTAGTAGGCAGAGCAGGTGGTCAAACTTTAATAGGTGGAACAGCAAGTGGAAATGATTTAACTTTACAGTCAAGTTCAGATGGAACAAAGGGAAATATTTATTTGGGTGCTGCACAAACTTCTTATTTTGATGAAACAACAGAGAATTTAATAATCACAGGAGATATAGGTTTAACTGGCACAAGAGTAGTAAAAGGTTGGTTTGATGATTTAGAAGTAACTAATCCTATTGCTGGATCTATCACAGGACAAGCTGCAACAGTAGCAACTATTACTGGTTTAGCTCCTGATACAGCTACTGAAGCTGCCGCACAAGCTGCTATAACTTCTTTAGGAACACTTACAGGACTAACTATGGGTGGAAATATAGTAATGGCAGACAATTCTATTACTGGAATAGATACTTTAACATTTACAGACACAGCAGGAACAATAGCAGGCATTGCTAATGGTAATTTACTTGATAAAACTGCTGCTGAAACTATTACAGGATATTATCTTTTTGACAGAAATTTTACAGGAACTACTGAAGTAGGTATGCGAGTAGATATGGATAAAACAGTAGGCAGTAATAGAACAAGCAATGACACTGCTTTTAATTGTGATAATGCTCAAGTAGTAGATGAAACATTTACTAATTCTGGATATAGTTCAGGAATAGGAATAACATCTTATAAAGTTGGATTAGGAACTTTATCTAAATTATATGGAGAAAGAATATTATATGGTTCAAGTGGAGCAGATAAAGGAACAATAACAACTGCTTATGGATTACAAATATTCCCATTATTAGGTTCAGCAACTTCAGCTATTACAACGAACTATGGAATAAAGATTGAAAATATGGTAGGCACTACCAAGTATGCCATTTATTCAGGAACAGGTGCTGTTCATTTTGGAGATACATTAGCTTGTGGTGCTATAACTTCTACTGGAGGAACTAATTTTTCTTCTAATAACACAAAAATAGTAAGAGGAACAAAAGCTATGACTGGTTCTGCTGTAGATGTAGCAGAGGTTCAACTTGGTGGAAGTTGGGAAACTCAAGTAATAGAAGTTAAAGTTGTGCAGGGAGGAGGTCAAGTCATTGTTTCGCAAAAAGAATCTTCTACTTGGAGGGGACATTCTTCAACTACCCCAACTCAAAATGGAGCTACTACTACAGTATGGGGAGACGGAACAATTACTATAACCTATACGGCAGATGCTGCTGGTGGAATTACAATAGCATTAACTGGAACAGATGAATATTATCAAATATTTGAAATAAGTATTATGGGCGGAACTGATGCGGGAGTAGGAAATGCCACAATAACGCTTTTATAAGGTTAATTAGAAATGAATAAACTAATATGAAACAAGAGTTCGTAAATTTCAAAATCTTTATCTGGGCGATAGCAATAATCTTAGGATTATTCGGTATTAGCTTTGGTATGATAGCAAACGCACAATTAAAAGCAGATGGAGCATATCATAGTATATATCAGATTAGAACAGACATAGAAATAATAAAAACAGATTTGAATTGGATCAAGGATAAAATATAAATATGTTTGATAGAATAATATTTGACAAGCCAACTTATGATGGTTTAGACCATTGGGAGAAGTCAGAATCAGATACTGGCGCTGGAGTAGATTCAATAACAGGATTGTTAGTACAGCTAGGAATATCAGATACAGGAACAGGTGTGGATGCAATAATGGCACTATTATCAGAGTTAACTTTAAGTGATACTGGTAGTGGATCAGATGCATTGACAGACATAGCAAGCCAAATAACAGCGTCAGATACAGGGACAGGAACAGAGTCATTAGCATTACTGGCCCAAATAGCTTTAAGTGACACAGGAACTGGGGCAGAAGCATTAGCCTTGTTAATTAGTATAGCTTTATCAGATACTGGTACTGGGACAGAAGTATTAGACATATTGGTTAATTTAGCATTAAGTGATACAGGAGTAGGAATAGATATAATAAATTCATTAACAAACGCGATAAGTGTCAGTGATACAGGAGTAGGAATTGAAGCATTAAATATATTAGCACAAATAGCATTAGCAGATTTAGGATCAGGAGTAGAGAATATTACAAGGAATAAAGAAATGACTTTATCTGATACTGGAACTGGAGTGGAAGCATTATCAATACTGACTAATGTAGCTTTATCAGATACAGGATTAGGAGTAGAGGCATTATCAACACTTATGTCATTAACTATTAGTGATACAGGCACAGGAACTGAAATAGTAAATATATTGGCCAAGATAGCTTTGTCAGATAACGGAATAGGAACAGAGGGATTATCAATATTAAATCAAATTATATTAAGTGATAGTGGATTAGGAGTGGAAGCAGCGACTATATTAGCGCAGGTATCATTAAACGACACAGGGATAGGTAATGAAGCATTAGCAATTATGGCAAAGTTAAGTTTAAGTGATAGTGGAGTTGGTGTAGATGTAATAGAAGTTTTCAAAAAAATAAATCCATACTGCACAAAGACATCTCCATATTCTCGTAAGGATTCTCCATATTCAAGGATGTCAAGCAGTTGTAATTAACAATTAACAAAACAAGTATGTTGGGATATACATCAAAAAATGACATTGAGAGATATATGTTAGTTGACATAGACGACTCTTATAATACCCAGATTAACGAGTGGATAGAAAGTGTAGAGGCAATGATAAATGATTATACTGGGAGATTATTTATAGCAGATACGATAGCTTCAATCAGATATTTTGATGGCGATGGATCACATTTACTTTTAATTGATGATTGTGTTTCATTAACAAAGATAGAAATGGGAGATCCAACAACGACAAAAGACGAATTGGATACAGATGATTATTATGTATATCCATATAACACAACACCAAAGAGAAAGGTATATTATGATAGTATTTTCACAAGAGATAATAAAAATATTGATGTAACGGCAAAGTGGGGATATTCAATAGCTGTTCCTAACGATATAAAGTTGGCCACAACTATATTGGTTTCTTTAATAATAGAGGAAGCGTGGCAGTCAGAGGGAGAAACCGATAGTGAAAGCATTGGTAGTTATTCAATTACTTACAAGAAAACAGAAACAAACAAGAGTAAAATAGATAGGGCAATACTTACATTAAATAGGTATCGCAAAATTAACATAGAATAAAATGTCAATCAATATTTTTTATACAACCTCGTTTTCAACAAACAGAACGAAAGTAGATGAGTCAGCGTTTGAGGAAAACTTAACAGGGAAGAAATGCCACATACAACAAGAGAGCGGGGAGAAACAAGAGTTAGATGATGGCGCGTTTTATATGTTATATAATATGTGGTGTCCGGTATTAGACATTTTAATAGGAGATCAGATAGTAACATCAAGCGACACCTTTCAAGTGAAATCAGTTCAGTCTTTTGATGTAGGAGGAAACCAACACTTACAATTACTGATAGTTAAATGATAGATATTAAGATAAAAAATATAGATCAACTAATGCGCGTCTATGGTAATGTAGGGAATATAGTCAGAAAGGAAATGAAAGATGCATTAAATAAGTCGGGAGCAGTAGTAGAAAATACAGCGAAAAGAAAAACACCAGTAGATCAGGGACATCTAAGGCGATCAATACAGAAAGGGAAGAAAGCCAGGGCCGGAGATAGACAGGTATCAGTAGGGAGTAATGTTAAATACGCGTTAAGTCAGCACGAGAACTTACATTTTAGGCATACAGTAGGAGAGGCAAAGTTTTTAGACAAGGCATTGAAACAAAACGAAAGCAGAATAAACAGATTTTTCAAAGAAATGATCAACAATATAATAAAAAAATTAGCAAGATATAGATAATTTATGTTGACAACTTATACAGGGTTAAAAAGTGTAATAATAACCAAGTTAAGTGCCTTACAAATAGGTGGCGAGGATGCTTTTGTAGCAGTTTATACAGTTAACCCAATTAAGCCAACGGGTTATCCTTATGCTATGGTAATTGAGAGTGCGGGAGAGGGCGAAATAATAGACACAGATAGGAACGAAAGGATTATAGAGTTTAAGGTTAGATTATATCAGGAAGTAGGCACAAAAACGCCAGCAGAGGCATCGGCAATAAGATTAGCAATAACAGATGCAGTAATGGCAATGTTTGACCAAGATCCACAGCTTACAGTAGCTGACGTCATTAGTGTAATGAAAGTCAATGTAACGCCGATAGAATTTGAGGAAATAACAAAGGACAGGCCTATATTTTCAAGCGAGTTTATTATCCAGTGCATTGTGCTAACTAATAATTATTCTTAATATATAAATTTATGAAGTATAAAAATGTAAGTAAAAAAGATTTACTGGTCGTTGGCATAGGATTAGTTAAATCAGGAGCAATAAGAAATATGCCAAAGGGTTTTCACAACATAAATTTTGAAAAGGTCATTGAAAAACCCATAGAAGTTAAAAAAGATAACAAATAAATATGCCTAATTATTTATCAGATCAACAATATATAGCTTTAAAAGTTGAAGCTATTGAGAACACACCAATCACGCCAGATGTATTTTTACCACTAATAAAAGAAGATATAGTTTCAGATTTAGGGAGAAACCCAGACGAAAGGTTAGCTGGATTAGATTGGAAATCAGATGATTTACTAAAGGGTAGACATTCACACGGAGGCCCAGTAGAGTTATACGCAGATCCTGACACATTAGGACATATTCTTAATATGTTTTATAAGAAAGGAAACACAGTAGGAGATGCAGCCGTTGGATATACTCATCCATTCACAGCAGCCGATCCAAAGAGTTATACAATAGAAATAGCCAAAGGATTATATGCGCAAAGATATTGGGGAGTAAAAGCTGATAATTTGAAGTTAGAATTTGATAACAACAAATTAAAAGCAACCATTGATATTAAAGCAGTTGGACAATTCAGCACGGCAACATTAGCAGTAGCCCTCACAGGCGCAGCTATGACAGAGGCAGTATTCAATCAAGATTATATATTAAAGCCAACAGAGGGATTAGTTAATGGAGATGTAGTAGTTATAGGTGGAGTTGATATAACAATCACAAGTGTAGATGCAGATGGAGTTACAATAGGATTTGGAGCAACAACAGTAACATCAGGCGTAGGTGGTAGCGTTTATTTAAAGAAACAAGATTATTCAGCGCCTACATTACAAGATCCTTTGTTTGAGGGTAATACGTTGATAGGTGTGGGAGTAGATGAAACAGCAGCAACGACAGCTTCGGGAGCAAAGGCAACGGCAACACCATTTCAAGAGTTTGTAATTGAATTAAAGAACAACTTGTTTGAACAAGCAGCTTCAGGACAGCACGATCCAATAAAGATACTTCCAAAAATGAAAGAGGGTAGAATATTAACAAAGAAATTGTTTGCAGATGTGGATCAACACAGAAAATGGATAGACAAAACCAAACAAGCTATAACTTTGATATCAAAGGGTAGGTTTATTAAGACAGATAGAACCACTTGGGACGAATTATCATTTAAGTTTCACAAAGTAAAGCTCAATCCAAATAGCAATCCATTAGATGTTGGCGAATATATATATGACAATCAAGAGTTTGATGTTTTGTATGACAGAACAGACGTGAAAGCAATTACATTGTCATTAGTAAATCGCACAGCTGGGACAGCTTATGGTGACTAATTAACTTAATCTAAATAAAATGGATAGAGAAATCAAAACAATTACAACTCCAAGTGGAGCAAGCATTAAGATTAAGACCTATATCACGGGCAGAGAAAGTGAACAGATAGACAACATTCTTTATAAGGCGATGAATTTATCGGCCCAGACAGGAAATGCACAAGGAACTAATCTAAATCTTAGTGACGGAGCTTTCTTAACGGAGCAAACTCACAAAACTATTGAGTTAATGGTTGTTTCAGTTGACGATAAGACCGATAAGATATTGGATACCATTTTAGATATGAAACAAAAAGATTATCTATTTGTTATTTCAGAGATAGAAAAGGTTACAAAGGATATACAAGACGCAGACATAAAAAAAAAATAGCAATAGATAGATTGAATACGGCTATTATCTGTATAGAGATGGGTTGGGATTATTTGACTTACAGAAGTCAGCCGACTTGGTTTATTAAGATGGTAGCCGATATTATTA